TGTAGTGCCCGGCAGCAATGGTATAATGATATAACAGGATTTGGTCCTTGGTACGCCAAGCAAGTATCAAATAACCTATTAGAGGTACAACCGCCGGGAATTGACAGCATTGCTGATTGGTGGTGGTGGAATTATTTTAATTTGAAATGGGAGTTTAGCATTTGGCGGCCATTTTTTAAGACTAGAAAAAATCACCAACTGCCTATTTCTATAGCCAACATTGAGTCCTATGTTAAAACCTCATACTTTAATACGGACAAGTTTCAATTATGGAGTTACTCCAATCGAAAGACACATATAGGCAATACTCGACTTCATCACAAAATGGAGGCCAAGAAGTATATAATGGAATTGGACAATAACCCCAACTATTTTAATAACAAAACAAAAGTGGAATCAGCACCATCAAATTATTTGTTGATAGATCTCCCAATCTACTATGATGAGAATTGGGTAGGTCATTATGTAAATGAGCCCGGATTGGAGGACACTGTCATAGAACTTTTGGAAAACTTTGCCGGATAGGGTTGTATTGTTGCAATATTCAATGTATAATAGATTTATTAAGGAGAAAATATGAGTGATTATAACCGCACATTCAATGGTGATGCAAAGATCAAACTAACACAATTGATCAACGAAGGTATGCAGGTACTACAAGAAGTAGAAGACTTGAATACTGGACTCAACGAAACAATCAAAGCAATTGGTGAAGAATTAGAAATCAAACCTGCTACACTAAAGAAAGCAATCAAAATTGCACACAAAGCACGACTGGGTGAAACTAATCGTGATCATGATGAATTAAACACAATTTTAGAAACAGTTGGAAAAACACTTTGAAGACTATTGTTCATACTTGTAGTAGTGTGTTGGTAAGACCCAACGGCATTGTGAGATATATGAATGCCGTTATGGATCTGCAACGCAGTCAAGGACACAAAGTAATATTTGTGAGCGACACCAAGCCCACACAACCCATACACGCCGATGAAGTAGTGTACCGCAACGAAGTCTCCAAGTATGTGCCCAACATGCGAGATGGGCATGTGTGGCTTCAAATTGAAGATCATTTGGTAAATGATATGGCAGATGTTATGCCTGATGCTGACTTGGTTATAGCACATGATCTTCACAGTTACTGGGCCGCGAGTGTCAAACACAAAGATGGTGTATTCGTTATACATGAAAGCGATGTGTTAATGAAAGATGGACGTTATACTTATTTGGATAACGATTGGATCAAAGCACAAAAATTAGTGGTTAAAAATACTGATTGGCGTATTGGTCTTACTGTATTGGCCAATAATCTCAAGCCCAAGAGACCAGTATATACCCCGGTGCCATTTGATCCGGTAAAAGACCCCAATAGTCGACACCGCAATCGTGGCTTAATGTATATTGGTGACAGTAGTGAACGCAAGGGTGCACGAGAGTTTATGGAGTTGGCTCGCAAACTTGATGTTGTGCCCACTGTTATATCACATGATCGAGACAGTGAAGTATTTGCGGGTGCAGAGGTACACACCTTTGGTATTGGCGAACGAGAGGAAATGTTCAAACTTATGAGTGAATGCAATGTGGCATTTATACCCAGTAAGAATGAATGTTTTAGTTTGGCAGTATTGGAAGCACTACAGTTTATGCCTGTGGTGTTATTGGAAGACTACGAATGGGCACACTATACTAGGGATGTGGGAACCATTGTCACCAGTCGAGATATGGCACCCAGCGTAGTAGAACACTACCTTATGGCACGTGGAAACGAACAACGCAATCTGTTGGATCTTTGGAGCAAGTATAGCAAACAATTTTGGTTCAACCTTAGTAACTAAGGTAAATATTTTAGAGTCGTTGGCTATACCAACATGTAGAGTAAGTGTAAGCTCGAAATTACATAAGGAAAAATATGAGTTATGTTGACGCAATCTTCGATCGCGCAAAAGATCGAATACACGTTGTTGAACGTGTAAATGGTGAGAGAGTCTATAAAGAATATCCTGCAGAATATCTCTTTTATTACGACGATCCCAAAGGCAAATTCCGCACAATGTTTGATACTCCCGTGAGCAGATTTCACTCACGGAGCAGTAAAGAGTATCAAAAGGAAATGAAAATACTCAGCAACACAAGACTATGGGAAAGCGACATTAATCCCATATTCCGTTGCTTGGAAACAAACTACTTGGGTGCGACGTCCCCCAAATTACAAACTGCTTTTTTCGACATTGAGGTAGACTTCGATCCCGTTGTCGGCTATGCTCCCACATCAGATCCCTTTAATAAAATTACTGCTATCTCTGTCTATTTGGATTGGATGGAAAAACTTGTGACATTGGTTATTCCTCCCAAGAGTTATAGTTGGGCCAGTGCCGAAGAAATTTGTAGCCAGTTTGAAAACTGTTTCTTGTTTGAACGTGAAGAAGACATGCTAAACACCTTCATGGACTTGATACAAGATGCAGACATTGTAAGTGGCTGGAACAGTGAGGGCTATGATATACCCTATACTGTGGGCCGAATTATTCGTGTGCTCAGCAAAGATGACACACGTCGTTTGTGTTTATGGAACCAGTTGCCCAAAGAGCGTGAGTTTGAACGCTTTGGTGCACAACAAAGTACATTTGACTTAGTGGGCCGAGTGCATATGGACTATATGCAACTATACCGCAAGTACACCTACGAAGAACGACATAGTTATAGTTTGGATGCGATTGCCGAGTATGAACTTGGTGAACACAAGACTCCATACGAGGGAACTTTGGATCAACTTTACAACAAAGACTTTCCCAAGTTCATAACCTATAACAGACAAGATACCGTGCTTATTAGTAAGTTTGACAAGAAACTACGCTTCTTGGACCTTGCTAATGAACTTGCTCACGATAACACAGTGTTGCTTGCCACTACAATGGGTGCAGTGGCAGTAACAGAGCAAGCGATTATAAATGAAGCACACAGTCGTGGTATGATTGTTCCTAACAGAAAGGGTCGTGATGAAAAAGGAAATACGCAAGCCGCAGGTGCCTATGTTGCTAACCCCAAAAAAGGTATGCACAAGGACATCGGAGCAATTGACATCAACTCGCTCTATCCCAGTGCTATTAGGGCCCTTAACATGGGGCCGGAAACAATTGTTGGACAGTTAAGACCCATAATGACTGATCACTATATCAGTGAGAAGTTAAAAGTCAATGGAGACAACCTAACAGATGCGTGGGAAGGTTTGTTTGGTAGTTTGGAATATACTGCTGTAATGAATGGTGAGGCAGGCACAGAGATCACAATTGACTGGGAAGATGGCAAGGAAAGTGTGCACAGTGCCGCAGAAGTTTGGCGTATTATTTTTGACAGTAACAAGCCTTGGGTGTTAAGTGCAAATGGTACTATATTTAAATATGACACCAAGGGTATTATACCTGCATTGCTGGAGCGTTGGTATGCTGAACGTAAGCAAATGCAGGCCAAACTCAAAGAAGCAGAGACCGAAGAGGACAAGGCCTATTGGGACAAACGTCAACTGGTCAAGAAGATTAACCTAAACAGTTTGTATGGTGCTATTCTTAACGAGTTCTGCAGATTCTTTGACAAGCGTATTGGGCAAAGCACAACTCTAACAGGTCGCGCAATTGCACATCACATGGACAGCCATACCAATGAATGTATTACTGGGAAATATGATCACACTGGTGAGGCAATTATCTATGGTGACACAGACTCAGTTTACTTTAGTGCGTGGCCTGCAATTAAAGCCGAAGTTGAAGCGGGTACAATGGAGTGGAACAAAGACATCTGTATTCAATTGTACGACAGTATTGCAGATAGTGTAAACGAATCATTTCCTGCATTTATGGAACGTGCATTTCATTGTCCACGAGAAATGGGTGCTATTATCAAAGGCGGGCGTGAACTTGTTGCTAGCCAAGGATTGTTTATCAAGAAGAAACGCTATGCTGTTCTTATTGTAGACAAAGAAGGCAAGCGATTGGACAAAGATGGCAGTCCGGGCAAAGTAAAAGCCATGGGCTTGGATTTGAAACGCAGTGATACTCCCAAGGTTGTGCAAGACTTTTTAAGTGACATTCTATTAGATGCTTTGACTGGTAAGACTAGAGAGAGTATCATTGAAAAGATAAAAGAATTTAAGATCCAATTCAAGTCACTTCCTCCTTGGGAAAAAGGTACACCCAAACGTGTAAACAACTTGACCAAGTATACTGCTGATGAGCAACGTTTGGGCAAAGCCAACATGCCCGGACACGTTAGAGCCGCAATGAATTGGAACAGTTTAAAACGTATGCACGCCGATAATTATAGCAGTGCTATTGTCGATGGTATGAAAACTATTGTATGCAAATTAAAGGATAATCCCCTAGGCTATACCAGTGTTGGTTATCCCACTGATGTATTACACATCCCACAATGGTTTAAAGACTTACCATTTGACAATGACAAAATGGAAACCACAATTGTAGATCAAAAGGTAGAGAACTTATTGGGTGTATTGGAGTGGCGCATTGCTGAGAATACTGACATCAGCAGTACATTTGACACGCTGTTTGTTTGGGAGTAGTTGTGGCACTATATGATTTAGTATCACTAAGACAATCTCTTACTCAAAGTCTTGATGTAACACACGAGGTGTCTACACTCAATGCTTTGAGTAACCGTATTGCCAATATAAAATTACAGGTTCCGGTTATTAGTGATGAACATCAAAAGTTTATCGATACACTGTCACAGGAGTATGAGCAGATTGGCCGTCAAATAGCCGAATCCACAGTAAAGACTGAATTGTTAATAAGTGATCTTAATCATACAATAACAGACTTGGCCCATAAATTATTTTCCGATAGTTACGAGTTAGAAGAACGCACTGGTGGTATTGAAAATGTACGCAATCAACGTAGAATACATCTCAGAGAAGATATAGAACAAGATGTTAAACAACGTATATTGTTGCACACCAATTGGCGTTATCCAGCATTGGAAATAGGGTGCCGGGATGGGGAATGGACACAATATCTTGTGGCTGCTGATCCCTTATACATAGTGGATCAATTTCCCGAATTCTTGGACAGTACCAATAAAAAGTTTCCAGATGCGTACCAAGCAAGACTGAGAAAGTATGTAATGAAAGATCATGATCTAAGCGCATTGCCCAAAAATCAATTTGCGTTTGTGTTCAGTTGGAGTCATTTCAACTATGTTAGTTTGGATACTGTTACTCAAGTACTCAAACAATTAAAAGATTTGCTTCGTCCAGGAGGCATATTTTTGTTTAGTTATAACAACGGAGATACTCCTGCTGGTGCGGGCATGGCTGAAAACTTTGCACAAACTTATATGCCCAAAAGTCTATTGATTCCCATATGCGAAAGTTTGGGTTATGAGATAGCGGCAGAGTTTGATTATACTCCAAACATAAGTTGGTTGGAGGTTAAAAAGCCCGGAACATTACACACAGTCAAAGCACACCAAGTATTAGGCGAAATAAAACGCCGAGAAATTTAATCAAACCCATTGACAGATCTAAATACATCTGTTACAATCATCAAACATAGGAGCAATCATGCAAGATTATTTAAAAGACATAGTACAACACACAAACGGATTAGGCAACATTGATCTAGTCAAGGTCACAGGCACACAAGACGAAACACTGATCAATACAGTAAGTGAAGACCGTAGCGTTATTTTAGAAGCAAAGTTTAAATCAGCACATCCAGATTTTATTGGAACATTTGGTATGCCCAACTTGGCCAAACTAAAAACAATTTTGGGTATTGATGAGTACCGAGAAAATGCCAAAGTCACAGTTAAGACACAGCAAAATAGTGCAGGTGAAACAGTGCCCAGTGGTATTCACTTTGAAAACGCCGCTGGTGACTTTAAAAACGACTATCGTTATATGGATGCCAACGTTATCAATGACAAATTAAAGACTGTTAAGTTTAAAGGTGTTAAGTGGGATGTGGATTTTGTGCCCACTGCACAAAACATTCAACGTCTACGCTTTATGGCCAGTGCCAATAGTGAAGAAAATACATTCACTGCCAAGACAGATGCACAGGGCAATTTAGTATTTTACTTTGGTGATCCCAATACCCATGCAGGTAACTTGGTGTTTGCCACTGGACTAAGTGGTAATTTTACCAAGCAAAGTTGGCATTGGCCCATTAATGTTGTTTTGGGCATCTTGGCATTGCCCGGAGACAAAACATTCAAAATGAGTGACCAAGGTGCCAGCAAGATCACTGTGGACAGTGGCCTAATTGAATACGAATATATTATTCCTGCACAGACAAAATAATGTCGCTATTCCATCAACACTGGAGCCCGCGTGGGCATACATTTGGTACTTGTATGAGCAGAACTGACTCAACACTTATGTATGTCAACATTCCCAAGAACGCAAGTTCTTGGACTAAACCAAATTTAAAAGATTTGGGATGGGAGTTTTACAATTACTACTATGATCACATGACTCACAAACATGCCATGGTGGTATTGCGAGAACCTTTGGATCGTTGGCTCAGTGGAATATCTGAATATTTTGCTCTCTATCATAGAGATTTGGATTTAAACGAAGCACGTAAACCATTTTATGATTTGGTTTTGGATCAAGTGACTCTTGACGATCATACTGAAAAACAAGTATACTTTATAGAGGGACTCGATCCCAAACGCATTACTTTCTTTAAATGTGACAGTGATTATAGATTATATTTCCAACAATTCCTAAAGAATCAAGGATTTGATAATAGATACGCAGGCTATGACTATCAACACACAACTGAAGAAAGTGACATTAGGAAAAAATTTCGATCATTCTTCGCACCCTTTCTAAATAATACACAGTATGTTGATCATATCAAAGATCATTACAAATTAGATTACGAACTATATAACTCAGTGAATTACTTCCGTGGATAACTTAACACAAAAACAAAACGACTACGCAATATTTTTGCCGGCAATCAGCAATTTTTATGCTACATTTATTGGCAATCAACGTTCAATGAACTACGTGGAACCCTCACGTATGCCCGCAGGCTTGACTGACATGGAAATGATGAACTGGCTAAACAGTTCAAAAGGCCTATTTCCCTATAAATGGAGCCTGTATTCAGGAGGGCATGCCAATTTGGATTTGACCAAACCCGATACCAGCGAGGATATGCTACGTCAGCGTGAAGCAGGCAGTGTACTAGTTGGTGACAGTGGTGGATTCCAAATTGCCAAGGGTTTATGGGAAGGTGACTGGAAAGCCAATAGTGGTTGCCCCAAAGCACAGGCCAAACGTGATGCAATTTTAAAATGGCTGGACAATATTGCAGACTATGGTATGGGCTTGGATATTCCCACTTGGATTGTTAAACGTCCCGATGCCATGAAGGCCACACAAATCAGCACACACGACGAAGCAGTCAATGCCACAAAGTTTAATATGGAATACTTTATTAAACATCGCAAGGGCGTTGACAATGGTGGTGCACGTTTCTTAAATGTATTACAGGGTGCTAATCATACTGACGCCGAAGATTGGTATCAAATAATGAAAGACTATTGTGATCCCAAGAAATATCCTGGACGGCACTTTGATGGTTGGGGTATGGGTGGACAAAATATGTGCGATGTGCATTTGATTCTCAAGCGTTTGATTGCACTCAAGTATGATGGATTATTGCAAGAAGGCATACATGACTGGATGCACTTCTTGGGCACAAGTCGTTTAGAGTGGGCAGTATTGTTGACCACTATTCAACGCAATGTTCGCAAGTATGTGAATCCCAGTTTTACAATAAGTTTTGACTGTGCAAGTCCGTTTTTGGCAACTGCCAATGGTCAAGTCTATTATGAAAATGTATTTCCCGATAACGACAAGTGGAGTTATCGCATGAGTGCCAGTGCCGACAATAAAAAGTACAGTGCAGATACTCGCAAGTACAGTGTGGGCACAGTGGCAGATGGCATATTCCCAAGATTTACAGAAAGTCCTATCAGCGATCTAATGACAATGAAAGACATCTGCATATACAAGCCCGGCGACTTAAACAAAAATGGCAAAGAAGGCAAAACATCGTGGGATAGTTTTAGTTATGCACTGCTAATGGGTCACAATGTTTGGATGCACATTGATGCAGTACAACAGGCAAATAGACTGTTTGATGCTGGTGAAAGTCGTCCAGGTATGATGCAATGGCGTTATGGTGATCATGCTAAATTTGAAGACATTGTGGAGCGTATATTTGCCGCAAAGACAAGATCGGAAAGTGAAGCAATCATTGAAAACTATAGCAAGTATTGGATGGAGATCATTGGTGGTCGTGGATACATTGGTAAGAAACAACTCAATAGCACAACAGTAGCCGGCAACCCAGATATGTTTGATATCCAAGTCAATTTTGACAAACCCAAACCCGCAAAGAAAGTTAAACCCGTACTCAACACATCAATATTCGAGGAGTAACAGTGAGTCAGTTACAGGAACTACAAAAGCGACACACCGCTTTGGACAAACGCATTGACAACATGGAAAAAACCGGACTTTATGGTGACACTGTTCTTCATGAATTGAAGAAAGCAAGGTTGCAATTGCGTGACGAAATTGCTATACTAGAACAACAACAAAAGAAAGAGCGCAATGAATAGAGAAGGTCACGAAACTGTTGTTTACTTTTTTGGTAAGGAAGTTGAACATACTCCTGCACATGGTATGAATACTTTGTTTGTAAAAGGCGTACAGCCAGTAGAAGAAATTGCAGAGAAATTAAACGGAGCCAATCATATTTTCTTTGGTGCTGATCATAGTTTTAATCCACAAACTTCCCAAGAGTGGATTGAGTGGGAAGATATGATCACATTCTTTTTGGACCGAGACTATTTGTGCAGTTTGGATATTCCGCTCAGTGCCGTTGAACAATTCAACGATGGTGGATTAAATGACTACAACAATTTTATTCCGCAAATAAGAGTTCCCATTCCCTATATTAAACTATGGAACTACAACACCATGCTTAAAATTGATGACAAAGATTTTAAAGCCACAAACCCGGGTGTATGGTGTCATAGCCTACACAAGTTAAAAGACCGCAACGTATTCACAGACTGGTCAGAATACAAAAATGATGTACCCGTATGAAGATTGCAATAACAGGTCATACCAGCGGTTTGGGTAAATGCTTATTAGACACATTATCATCCTCTCATGAAGTTTACGGATTTAGTAGAAGCAATGGATATGACATTAGTACTGATCTGGACAAACTCGTAAATGAGATCGCTGATTTTGATGTGCTTATTAATAATGCGTTTCATGAGACAGGGCAACTTGAGTTATTGCAACGAATGCACACTGATGTATGGAGCAAGCAACCAAAGATCATAATCAACGTTGGTTCAGTAACCGCTCACAAAAGACCCGGGTTTAAGTATGGCATTCCTCCAGAATATGTAACTGCCAAAATTACCCTACGAAAATACATAGACAATGTATATGTAATTGGAACTTTGCCCAACATAGTCTATGTGGCTCCGGGTTTTATGGATACTCCAAGAGTAGCCAATACTAACTTTCCGAACAAAACAGATCCGCAAGTAGTTGCAAATGCCATCATTAATGTGTTACAATCATACATCAATGACAATGTTATTATCAACCAATTAGTTATTTCACCTAAACCATTATGAACCAAGATCAAAGAGAAACAATAGAACGAATTAAAACTGCCGCTGGACGTACAATTTTTGTAACGTTCCAAAAGGAGGGCATTCACTGCTATCCTGCGGCCGCAACAGACCCACAACTAGCAACAGGAGATGAATATGATGTATCGTTTTTGGGCACCCCTCATCGTCATATATTCCACTTTAGGGTGGCAATTGACGTATTCCACAATGATCGAGACATTGAATTTATTCAGTTCAAGCGTTGGTTGGAAAACCTATATAAAGATGCTATACTAGCACTAGACTACAAGAGTTGCGAGATGATCGCAGATGACTTGTACATACAAATTGCCGGACGTTATCCTAACCGTAACGTCACAATTGAAGTATCCGAGGACGGTGAAAACGGATGCGTCATTAACTACAACCTAACCCGTCCAGCCCAATCAATTGTTATTTAAGGAACAAAAATGGCAGAAGCATGGCTTAAAAAATATCTTCGCATGAAGCCCGAAGTTAATCATCTTTTTGATGACCTCAACGAATACCTTGAGTTTTGTAAAAAGCAGGGTTATGTATATGATGAAAATCATTTATACAACGAGAAGACTCCATGGGGAGAAATGCAACGTGTAAAAGCGGGCAAACATCCCAAGGACAATTGGAGTCCACATCCCAAGGAGCGCAGAGACTTCCGTCCACGTGACACTAACTCAAACTGGAAATATCGTGACTAATCCCTTTAGAGACCAAGAAAAGTTTATGCGGGCTTGCGATCAAACTGTTGACGGCATCAATACTCAACAGTTTGGTATGTATGTGGGTCTAATCAAAGAAGAACACGATGAATTAACTGTTGCTATCAATAATAGCGATCCAGTTGAAACATTGGATGCGCTGATTGATATCCTAGTTGTCACAATTGGCGCCATACACAGTATGGGTGCTGACGCAGAGGGTGCTTGGAAGGAAGTAATGCGTACTAACTTTGAAAAGATCGATAAAGAAACAGGCAAGGTACGCAAACGTGAAGACGGCAAAGTGCTTAAACCACTGGGCTGGACTCCCCCAGAACTAAAACAATTTGTAAAATGATTTATCTAATAGATTTAGAAGCAGTCGAAACACGTTATACAGGGCAGTGGAAAACAAGCCTGCCCGCTTTATTAAAAAAGGAAGGACACGATGTTCAAGTTATCTCTGGGCCTGAGGATATTCCTAGTGCCACTACTCCTGGCGCCTTTCTTAATTTTGGGGGCACTAATATCTATAAGTCTAGCCAAGTTGAAAAGATTAGTAGACTATTTTGTGACGGATCCATTTCGCCTGGGAGTCATTTTATTTTTACTGATGCTTGGCACCCTGGTATTATTAACCTCAAATACATGAGCGAGTTACTGGGCATACCAGTAACAATACACGCTATATGGCATGCGGGCAGTTATGATCCACAGGACTTTTTGGGTAGACTGATTGGTGATGCCCCTTGGGTACGCCATGCTGAGAAAAGTTTCTATCACGCAGTTGATTACAACTACTTTGCCACAGAATTTCATATTGATATGTTCTGCGCTAACTTGTTAGTGTCTGATCATAGTTATAAGAAAGAAAAGTGTATTCGCACAGGCTTGCCCATGGAGTATATGGATGCTACGTTAACTCCCTATAAGAATATAACCAAGCGTGATCTTATTTTATTCCCGCATAGAATTGCTCCTGAAAAGCAAGTGGAAATATTTAGAGACTTGGCTACGCACTTACCAGAGTATGAATTTGTTGTTTGCCAAGATCAACAGTTAACTAAATCTGAATATCATAATTTGTTAGGCGAAGCTAAAATTGTGTTTAGTGCTAATTTACAAGAAACACTGGGCATTAGTTGTTATGAAGGTGCTATTGTAAATGCTATTCCTATGGTGCCCGATAGATTAAGTTACACAGAAATGTACTATGACACATTTAAGTATCCTAGTGAATGGACTGAATCGTTTGAACAGTATGATACTCATCGTGTAGATATATGTGAAAAGATACTGAATTATATGACAAATTACG